TTATAGCTCAAAGATCGAAAGAACCACCAACCTTCAGGTTGAAGGTTGTATCTGAATCCATGTTGGTGAAAGACAGCTCGGTGTAGCCAGGGCCAAAGCCATAGCCCGCCTTCCCGCTGACGCCCACCTCGGTTTCGCCAGTATCCGGAATCTGGAGCAAAGGCCCGATTTGAGCGTATGCACCATCACCCTTCACGCCTAGGTGAAATTCTGCGGTGGCCGCACCCACGCCATTATCTGCATCAGCTCCGATGTTCACTTCAGGGTTGAAGTAAACGGGAGCTGCGGTCACAGACAGGGGGGCCAATGCACTGACCGCAATGGCGGCGGCACCAGTCACAAAAGATTTGATCATGGGAGGTAGATCTACTTACCTTGGCCACGGTATCGTTTTTTTCCACGTTTGGGGCGGCTGTTTGTGCCATTCCCCTGTCGCGTCCGTTTTGGCCTACCGACGACAAATTTTTCTCCGTTGAGTGACTTGGCCATTAGATCCCATCAGTTGAATCCAAGTTCTGATACTTCAAAGCCAAACCCGTAAACAGGCCATATTGAGGATGGGAGATCTGATCGCGGCCATCGAGGAAATACAATTCTTCTAACCACATGGTCCTAGCTCGCATTGCAGGCAAATCTTCTGCCCCCGGCTTGGAGGCGATCATTGGATCAGGTCTCTGCATTGTCAGGATCAGGCGTCCACACGTTATAGCTGCTGCCTTCGATGTATTCCTGCAACGCTTGCACTCTGCCAAAATCCGCATGAGGCGACGTGTCGCCAACGCTTGCAGTGTCTTCAATCTTGGCCACCATCGCAGCGCACTCAGTCCTGATGGTGGAACGCCAAGTGCTCCAAGGCGAATCGTTGTAAGCCGTCTTGGCTGCGGAGAAGCTGCTGTTCTTCTCTTGCAGCTTGGGCCACAGATAATCAGACGGTTGCAACAGGGTGTAAGCAGTCTGTTTGGTTTTGGCGATCCAAAGGGCCTTCAAATCGGTGTAAGTCTTGGGAATCAGGTTGCCGTCAGAGTCATAACCCCAATACCACTTTTGATTCCAAGTAGGGCTGTCATCGACCCAAGTAATGCCAAGCTCAGCACGCTGCTGCTCAGTGCTTAAGCGAAGCCAGTTGCCAGGATACTGAATATCGTTGTGCTCAAAAGGAACACCGAATTGCAGTGTGCGGTCGCCAAGTTGATAAGGCATGGGTCTGGGGCGATAAAACGATGTTACCGGCTAAGCGATCACCTCGCTCTTGCCGTGCGCAGTGGATGTTCAGCGAATGCGACGTAGATGTAAGTGCCTCCGCTGGCATTGCCAGCAAAGTTACTCGATCTTACTTTGAAGCCATTAGAAAGCATGTCAAATTGATCGTTGTTGCCAGTGCCAGTTGATTCACTGTTCGATAAGTCTGCAAAGAGAACTAAATTATTTACGTTCATGGGGTCTCTTGCAGTATCAAGTATTTGCCAGGAATTGGCTGCATCGGTTCGCTTATACATCAGCCAACGAACTTTAAACCCGGTAAAAACAAACGGACCATCAGTTAACCCGTTGCCGGTGTACGAACCCACGGCAGAATATCCGGCGACGGGTGATATGCAGTAAGCGACGTAGGTCCGACTAGATCCATTTGTGTCTGGATTATTTCCAACTGAAAAAACACTTGACGTTGGAGATGTGCTGTTCCAATTAGTGCCTGACGAAGAACTAGCATTAACGCTCAGATACACCCTATTACCTGCACCTAGACCAGAATGGTAAACAGGCCAATCAGTGGAGCCATGACTTCGGCACTTAACGATAATCACCTCAGGTGCTGCATTTAATCCGTGCCCAATAGTTGCACTTGCGCCCGTACCAGTCCAAGAAACAATACTGAAGCCGCTTGCTTGCGAAGCCCTGACACTAGAAGTGATGCTGCCGTCAGTGTTGCTGACCGTTGACGTTCCAGCGTCCCAAGTCCAGCCTACATATGTAGAATTGTTGTTATTAACGCCTCCTCCTCCGGTAACACTAAAACCGTCAGAATTAAAAGAATTAACGTTAGATGTTGGAGTGGATTCACCGTTACTAAGACTGCTAAAAAGCCTTTTCCCTGTTCCCCTAACAATATCGTAAAGCTCGGGGTCGGCACCAAAGCTACGAGCCTTAATCCACACAAGGTCAGGAGAATGATTTAATCCGCTAATTGTTTTACTTGTGCTGTTTCCAGTCCACAAAGAAATATCAAACGCCGTCGAACCATCGGGAATCGAGGCGTAAGCAGACTCGTCAAGGTTCTGCGTGCAGAGTGCCTTGTAGCCGGTTGGTATAGAAGAGATCGCAAATGGGCGTTGACCGAAGTTGAAATGATATGTTTGCGTTCCATACAGACTGACAGCTGGAAAATAAGGACCAGAAGTAAGTCCAGTAAATGCATTGCCTAGCGATGAACCGTTCTGGTAAAAAGCCAACGTACCATTGTCAGCGTCAAAAGCAACTCCGATTGTATCGCCATTCGACATTCCTGAACCATAACTGCTCCAAGAATCACCTGTAACTTTTTGTCCGCTTGCAGAGTAAAAAGCCCAGCCGCTTGCGGTTTCACCGACGTAACTATTATCCAAAGGAGCGTCTGATTTAGCAATACCAATACAGGAAGAATTGGTACTATTTGTCGTTGCAGCTAGCGTATATTCCCAGTAATATTTGCCAGAAGTAATTCCTATGCCTGCTCTACAAACACGCCAAGAGTTAGTTGCTCGCGATACAGTTAAATTGCCATTGGAGAGAGTTAAACCACCGTTATCCAGCGGATTCAACGTCGCATAATTTCCACCATTGTTGCCAGAAGCTGCCGTGTAATTCGTCGGCGTGTCGAGCAGGCTGTCAATACCCTCTGGACCCTGACCTGGATATTCAGTTGCGACAGCTACGTTTCCATGCGCCGTAATTGTTCCAGGAGTGACGGTAGCTGCAGTAGTTGAACTGGATGACTGACAGCACAGCAGCACAGTATTTGTGACATTAGTCAATGCTGTTGAAGGCGCAGTAAAGTTTGCGGTGTAGACAGCAGTACCCTTAACAAGTCGCACATTACTAATAAATCCATCCCAGCCTTCGTCGCCATTAACATCAGAGCCGATAGTCGCTTTTTGCTGACTAAAATTGTAATTTAGAGTTGTGCTGCCAACCAGAGTTCCGTCAAGGTACATTTTTTGTGTCGTACTTTCGCGGGTAACTGCAAGGTGATACAGCTGGCCTGTGCTTAAAGTGGTAGAAGACGTAACTTGGTAAGCTCCGCCTGAATATGTCCTGAGCTGATTGCCGTTTCTAACAATAGAAAATCCGTCTGAAGGGCTGCCGGTTTGGGCTCGACTATCGTACAAAACATCATTGCCGCTTACTGTGTCACAAATAAAATACATTTCTACAGTAAATTCACCTGTTCCGAATGCAAGGTCTGCATCGTCTGCTACCACCAACCTGTCTCCAGACCCATCAAAACTGACACCGTTTAAGGTTGGAACAACTGCTGTTAAATTATGCACGTCCCAAGTATTGCTGTTGCCGCTGCTATCCGTTCCGAGCGCAGCCTTGCTGCTAGCGTCCGCAAATTTTAAATAAAAACCATTCGTGCCATACGTTCCAGAAAAAGCTTTTGGTTGCCAGACTCCGTTGCTGTCTTCCTCTCCAAAATCAGTCGCAGCAAGTGCCGTTCCATCAACAAAATGCACCTCGGTTAAATAGTATTCACCGTAACTACCTGTGTTGCCAGCATTGCGACCAATCGTGTGAAGACCTGTATTATTGACACTACTATCGACATCCTGAGAAGGCCAGCCAGCCGATTTAACATCACTGCTGGTAAGCGCAACACCGTTAATGTAAGTTTTTATTCTATCCGTATTAGTTGACTGGGTAGTATCTACTGCGGTGACAATGTGATACCAGGCAGAGAGGTCTCTTATTTTTGGCGACCAGATGTGGTTTTGCCCGCCGATCGGTACATAAATTTCATCGTCGTTTGTCAAATAAATGCCTTGGGTATTGCTACCATCCGCGCCTCCAAATAAACCTGAGTAATGACCAACTTTGTTCCTTTTTACCCAGCAACTAAAAGTAAAGGTACGACGGTTACCTGCAGACGAGGGAGTTCTGCTCAGATATGCCGAATCCGATGAATTGAATCTAAGCGAACGGTCAATTTGGTGGCCAGCAGGTGCCGCAGCAGCAGCCGCTGTAGCAAGAAACAGCGGGCTAGCACTTCCAGGAATACTCATGTCCGCTTCGTATCCAGCAATGCCGTCATAGTAATCCGGCTAGAGCTTTCTACATAGTACGCAAGGACTGAAACTGCATTAGCCGTAGCAGTGACCGTCGGCACCGTGCCGCCAGCAAACTTGTACGCCGTGTTGTATCCCAACGTGTAATTGCCTGTGCCATCTTGCGTCACCACGATCACACCAGACTGACCAGCAGTTGCGTTTGTTGGAGCGCTAAGCGTTGAATTCTCTGCAAGCGTCAACGTAAAGTTGTTGCCAAGGCTCATATCAACTGCCACCGTTCCATCGGTTAGCGCAACAGGCGTTCCACGTTGTGCCTTTGTGTAGCTCTGAGCAACAGCAAGACCAGCAAGGGTCGTTGTTGCATCAGGCAGCGTGACGGTGACATCAGCAGTCGGGTTGCAGGTCAGCGTCAGCTCATTGGCGTCGGCAGACGTGCCCTCCATCACGATGTTGGCGTTAAACGTCGCAACACCCGCAAAAGTCGCAGTGCTGTCAAACGTTGCAACGCCTGTTACGTCAAGCGTGCCAGGGATGTCCACATTGCTAGTGAACTCGACACCTGTTCCAGCCGTATCAGTCTGCAGCAGTTGACGGGCAGAACCGTTCGCAAGCTTGCTAACTGCAATTTCAGCAGTTGCACTGATGTCTGCGTTCGCAATCGTTGCGTTCGCAATCATCGTGCTTGTAACCGTCCCAGTGTCGCCAGTGGTTACAACATTGCCCGTGACATCTGGGAACGTAATCGTGCGATCAGCAGTCGGGTTAGTAACTGTGATCGTGGTCTCGTTTGCATCATCTGCAGAGCCTTCAAACGCCAGCACAGCGTTCTGCCCCAACAGCACCGTTCCAGTAAACGTCGGGCTAGCAGCACCAATCTTTTCGGTGTCTAGCTCTTGGATTGCAGACTGAACATTGCTTGCTGCAATGTTGCCAACGGGAACAACTGAAATGTTTGCAGCAGTCTGACCAGCAATAGCGTTGGAAACGTCAATCAGCTGGAATGTCGAAGTTCCGGCCCCCAGCGAAATCAACATGTCTGGCGGTGCCAAAGACACGGCTGGGGCGTTGCCCGACCCTGTGCCCGAATCAGACACGACCACATAATAATTTAAATTTCCGCTTGCGGGCGATGGGAGAGCCGCATCGGCCGCAAAACCAGCAGCAGAGCCAGCAGTCGTGACTGTGACAACCTTGTTAGTGTTGGCGTTATACGTTCCGGCGTTAATCAGGTTGCCGCTAATAACCGTGATTGGTAGATAACTTTCAGATGTATAAATGTAAAGGTCTTCATTCTTTTCGTCAAAAAATAGCTGGCCCTTATAGTCACCATCCGGAAAAGTTACAATATTATCTGTCGCCCCGGCTCCACCAAATTTGCAAGTTGATTGATCTGCTAATTTTGCGCCCGTTACTGCATCTGAGGCGATGCGATCTGCTGGGATCGATCCGCTTGTCAGCTTTGCAGCCGAAAGATCAGGAATATCAGAAGCAATAAGCGATGCGCCAGTTGTGACGTGACCTTGCCCGTCGATCGTCACTTTCGTAAAGGTGCCAGTTGTTGCGGTATTGCTGTGATTTAGGTTGCCGCTGCTATCGACAGCTAATCCCGTTCCAGGGATCACAGCACCCTTTGCAGAACTGGTTGCAGCCGGAAGATCGCTGGCTGTAATCGCACGACCGCCAGTAATCAGACCCTTTGCGCTGTAAGTGACGACATGGTGTGTCGAGCTAGCTGTTACGTCGTTATCAACCTCAATGGTGTTGGAATCCATGCGGAGTCCTTCACCGTTGACGATCACACCACCTTTGGCGCTGCTAGTTGCAACAGGAATATCGCTGCCATCAATCGTTCGATAAGCAACCGCACCACCAGCACTCGTAGGACCAGCTAGGAACTGATTGGCAGCAGACGTGTCATTAACAACTGCCGCGATCGTAACTGCACCGCTTGTGGTCGTAGCCGTGATGTCGATGACACCAACAGTGCTGCCAGCAATGCTGTTAATTGACCCACCAGCTTTCAGGCTCAACCAAGCCGAGCCGTTCCAACAAAACAGGCTGTTGTCATCATCTGTGTCAATAGCGAGCTGGCCTACAAATCCTCCAGAACCAGGCAGCGTCGTGACCAAGTCAACGGTTGATTCGTCCGCAAGCTTGGCAGCCGTAATGGCGTCGTCAGCAACCTTTGCTGTCGAGACCGCAGAATCAGCAATCTTCGCCGTAGCAATACCGCCATCAGCGAACATGATCTTCGCGCCTGGGATCGTCGCATCACTAATGACCGTGACGCCATTTGCGATTAGGTCGCCAATAGTCAGCTTTTTAGTCTCGCTAGCGCTGCTATCGACGACAGCGACCAGATCCCCAGTAGCTAAAGCGGAGCCAGCAAGCGCATTAAGCTCACTAATTTTTAAGTCAGCCATGGGCGGCTAGCTCCCTGTTAAGAGTCCTGCTGTAACAGCAGTTTAGCGCTGCTGTCTTGGTTCAAGCGTATGTCACCAGAGTCCTCTTGCAATAGAGCATCGCCAGACCCCTGCAACTTCATACGCAACCTAAGCTCGCCTGTCGTTACAAAATCAGCCGTAATCTGAACGGCGCTGTCTGTCGTAAATTGGATGGCTGCTGCCGTAATGATTCCTTCGACCCTCCACCAAACTTCGTCATCCCTTTGAGTTGGCGGTCCGCCAGGGTTGTAGCCAGTTTTTTTGATATAAAAACGACCAATAAAATTACTACCAACTTTCGTGCGATGCGCTAACTCATACAAATACATTGGTAATTCCCGTAAATCATCGCCTGTATATTCCCAAAAAGCCGTAATACGGCCTGAGCCCGAAATCAAAGTATTGACCCGCGATCTAAACTCGTCTGACAAGACTGTGGTGTCTACAGTTTCGCGCTCGGTGTTTATCTCGAAGCTGCTTACCTGGGCAAGAACACGCGGAGCAAAACTCTCAACTTTGACTTCAATCGGAATAGCATTGCCCGGCGTGGCTAAAGCCACAGCGTTCGCCGTACCACCATTGACAGCATGGGCAAAACTGTCGTAAAGCCTGATGCCGTCTAGCTCGTCAACGTGAATAAATCTTTTTGTGCCTGAATTTGTGAAGCCGTTGATGAAATCGAGAGCACTGCCATCAGTGCTTGTAATTTCAATTTGATCACCAGTTATAAGCTGACCATGCTCAAAGTCAAAGCTAAAACGCTTTCGCGTTGCATTAACGTCGGCAACGTCAATCGTTGACTTTAACGTGCCACCGTTAAAAACACGTCGCAGCTCAACTTCGCCTTGAGCGCCAAGATAAACCGTCATGAGATCGTCACGGTTGACAAGACGCCAGTGCCTTGGAAGGCGATTTCAGCTCTCACCACATCGCCAGTGGCCGCACCAATGGTTGCACTGGTTATGTAGGCATTTAGCTTGATGTCGTTGTTATCTGTTCCATCAATCCAACGAAATGTCAGCTCAACCGTGTCGCTGCTGCTAACACCTTCGTTGCCCGTCTTGTAAAGCTTGTTAAGAATGTTTGTGGTGTTAAATGTGCCATCATCCTCTTTGTAATACAACAGCGTGGCGCTTCCGCTATAACCGACCACGCCAGGCACATAAACACGGATATGCTCGTTCAGCGTTGTCGTCTCAAGCGTTTCTAGATTTGATGACAGCTGAAAATTAACGACCTTGGCAAGGGTCGTCCCACCGAGCTGCATCACGCCATCTCTGCCGGTGTAGACCTTTGCCATCAGATCACGCCAATCAGATTCACTGTAACAGTGCTAATCCCAGGTCGCACCTGGACAATCTGCGGTGGGCCTTCATATCTGTACTGGGCTTGGCTGCCAGAAGTGGAGGCAGTTGTTGTCGCAGCAGGCGTATTCGCTTGACCTCCCATCCCAGAGTGCTGGCTGCAGTAGTAGTAAAGCGTTGGCGCTCCAGTTGCTACTTGGATTCTCGTGTATGAACCAGCCTGCCCAGGCGTTCCAAAGGTCGTTACCCCAGTCGTGTACTCCGTTCCACTGTTATGAGTGCCGTCGCTAGTGGTTGAAAAACGCAATGGGTGGCCTGCGTTTGATGCGTTCTGCTGGCTAAACAAATAGATCGTGCCTTCAGTCAGCTCCAAAGTCTGTGCGTTTGAGCTGCCACCGTCAAAACGATACTTGTTGCCGCCATCAGCAACCACTGTGACCAGATAAGTCACAGTAGGAATTTCAATCTCTGCAGGCTTGAGCGCATCATCGTTTCCGTCCCAACCGCCTAACGCCTGCCCCGGCAAGTTGAACGTCTGGAACGTGCCTTGAACTTCGTCGTAGTGATCTAGAAAAAGCTCAGCGTTTGGGTCGCCGATGTTGGCGTAAGACAAGCTGAGCTTAACGTCCGTTCGTTCGCTGCCATACAAGATGCGCGTTTCTGCACCGTTCTGAGCCTTGAAGGTTTTGACCGGATAGCTGCCAGGGTCATAACTACGGCTAGAAGGCTTGAGGATGGGATAAGCCATTAGGAAGGACGAACTGTGATGACTGTATTTTCGCCTGCAATCAGCTTTGCAAGCTTGCTAATGCCATTATCGCAAGGATGCTCCGTTGCAACGATATCCACCGTGCCTTCCTCAGAGAATGTCAGTTGCTCCACAACGTAAACGTTTTCGGAAATCCTTGGACCAACAAGGCTGAAAACAACGTCATGGAACGTGGAGTCAGAGACAATTCCGTTGCTTACGGTCATAATGCCGGTCTCAACATCCTCGAAACCACTTTTGAAGTACGACACGTTGTACTGGCCATCAGGCAGGTCAGTCACGCTAGTGACAACCCCTGAGCTGTTTACCGTGCCGTTATTGGCGGGCAAATAAGGGCTAGAAGCTGTTGTCACCTTTATGTAAGACCCTGCTCGCAAGTTCAAACCATGCACGGTTGTTGAAAAGCTGATCGTATGCGTGACAAGATCACGGATGCCTAAAAAATACTTAGCGACTTGTATTGCGTGATCCTCTGAAGTGCAGAACTGAGTCAAATCAAACTGTTCTGTAGGTAAAAGATTAACGTTGTGTATTTCCAGCTGGCCAGGCAGCTTGACTTCAACCACCTTCTCCTGCGGTAACTTGTTCTTGACCTCATGCCGATAACGCATTACGGCTTTAAAAGGACGCCGCTCTTCGCTTCTTAAATACTCAACCTTAAAACTGTCCTCAAGAATATTGCCTGCTGTAAAAAATTGATCAATAGGGACAGGGCCAAGGTTAATTTCACCGCTGTCAGGCATGTGAGGCACAGCCGGAAGCAGTGAAAACTTGCCATCCATGATCACAAAATTGCACAAGAAATATGGCGCTGTGTCGGAAATAAACTGACGAAGATTGCTGCGGTCTCCAATTACGCCATTGAAAAACAACTTTTGTTTCTCAATAAACCTAGAGGTTTCAACAAAATCAGCTTGGTTCACCAACGTTGGATTGTTTTCATCCATCTTGAGCAACGACCCAGCACCACCCATATTGTTTGTGAGCAAGTAGAAGACTAGATCCGTAAACAGATTGCTGGGACCGTTTGCCTGCCCGTTTACGTTTGAACCGTCTTGGTCGTAAACAGTCAGATCGGGATGCAATCGTTTCACATGCAATCCGCTGCCGAGCCAAACACGCATCTGATCAAGGCTCCTAAAATTCCGACTTGCCTTGAGAGACAAACCGGCAATAGTCATGTTGCCATAGCCAGGGATATCAACGTTTGGGACAATTTCGTTTATATAAACGATCGAGTGTTCAGGCTCTGAGTCATTTGATTTTTGGACCAATGATCTATAAAAACTAATGTCTGCATACTGACTTTGTCCCTCAAAAAAGGTTTCGCCAGTCAACTCTCCCTGCGGTTCAGTCTCGCCAAGATCTCCGATGATAAATTTGAAGCCTGTTTTTTCGTAAGAAGTGATGTACGGGTTGTCAGAAGAGATCGTAACCGTATCGCTGTACTGATCTCCCCTGCGCCAGTTCTCTGTTGTGTCTGAATCCTGCACGACCCTAATCGGTTCTTGTGGGTGATTCCAGCCCTTCGTTTCGCCGCTAAAATGATTAACCTGCTCCTTAACAGTTGCAGTCATCTGAACTTTAATTTTTCTTGAGCCGTCTGGATAATTACGAATAATTGTTTTTGATTCTCCAATTTCTAAGTTGGCAGCATTGCCAAAAATTTCGTAGTAATACGCCTGTGTTCTGCCGATTGCAGTCTCACGCCTATCAACGTCAGTAACCTTGTAACGCTGACCCGAAAAAGTCATTGTTATGCCGCTTGGATGGTTAGGCACAAATGGATTTGAGCCATCAGTTGGATATGCAGACGATGAAACGCGATCATCAAGACCCCGTTTAAACTCAACAATGTCGTCAACTTGATAGCCATCAGAACTTCCTACAACTTCGCAACTAATAAACGCCCAGGTGAAATTCACACCATTGCTGACGTGAGCGTAATGAGTATCTGACAACCTTGTTTTGCGCACTGTCCACTTTACGGCCATCCATCGCCGTCCATCACTACTTAAGACCTCTCTGGTTTGCTTTGTCTTCTCACCACCTTCGTTAATAGGATCATTGTCACAGCTGCCAAAAATTGTGTGGAAGAAAGCGCCGTTTTTGCCACCTTCAATTCTGTCGTCATTGCTGATGTTTGCTTGTCTTTCGATCGCTTCTGCTGTGATAACGTCACCTTGCGTGTCTTGCGGCAAGACAATGCTGCGCGAAACAGTCTGAGGAATTGTTCTCCCACCAGGTTCAAGAGTTGTCTGAG